CACTTCTTCTTCCTACCCTTGCGCTTATCCTTCTTTCCTTTGGCAGGCGCGGACTTCTTGCCTGTCATGCCGGAAGCAGCTCCTGAAGTAGGGGCAGGCGTGCCTTTGGGCTTAGCAGATAATATCAACTGCACTGCTTTAGACACTGTACCCACCGGGCCAGGGATGTTCCCAGCAACGGAAAGGGCCTTCGGACCATACTTGTTCACCACAAAAGCCAGCTTCTCTTTAAGTTTCTTGTGGTCAGGATTCTCAAAGAAATAACCCAATTCAGCCAAAGCCAATTGTGCCTGATGCAGAGTCTCAAGCAGCATGGTGGACATACCTATTTGAAACAGGGCCGAAGAGGTCCTGAACTCAAGATGCCAGTCCACAGTGCATGCCAATTGTTCCGCCGTGCTAGCTGCAGTTATGAACATAGTATGGTACAACGAGTCATTCTTCAGCTGGAAAACCGGATATAGACCAGTCGTCGACGTGGTATTCAAATAAGTTGTTACCGGCTGCGACGTGTAATCATAGAAATCCGACAAGTCTGTAGAGGGTGGGACATATGTGTACACACCCGTTTCAAGTGCCAAGTATGCCTTCTCAGCTGGGTGCAAACCCGTTATGTAGGATTGGGTGACTGACCAAGGGGAAATAACGGCAGGCGACAAGCGCCCCGCCAATATAGTACCACCCTTGACCAGCACTTGAGACACGTTGGTTCCTAGAAAGGAGCAAGCGGTCGTGCGAGTGGCAAACCATGGAAGAGGGGCATTGTAAAACTCGACTGGTGAGACCAAAGGCCACATCAACGAAGCGCCACTGGTGACGAGAAAAGCAACGTTACCATGCGTGGTGGCGCTCGGGGTGTAGCTGACCCCATCAGACGCAACAACACCATAAACAGTCAAATTTGCCGGCGTGGTCTGAGCTCCTCCGGGGCGGAAGTCCACTGTACTGAAACGAAGCCAGGAGTAAGGGGCTGTCATAGTTGAATAATCATAGGCACCGGTAAAAGTAGCTCCGGAATTCATGGCCAACGAATCAACGTAAAGCTCCTCCCCTGGGGAGGTCCAGGCGTAAATCTCCACCCTAAAATTGCTGTTAGGACACGCCAATTGGGCTGCCACTACAACACTCAATGGTATACCCGCAGGTTTGTAAAAGTATTGTTTGCCACCATCATTACCCAGTAAAGGGGAGTTCCAAGGTACGGGTGTGTTCATATTGGAGACACCTAAATTGCTCGATGACGCCGTGGTATTGACGAGAATTGCTTTGTTCACGTTATTGACCACATGGTAATCATTGGACAACCCACCTGATGTCGCGGAAAAAGGAACACGCAGTTCCGTAGCGAAACCAACCACATACCCCTGGGTTAGAGACGTTTGCTGTGCCCACACGGGAAACGTGGCCTGCCTAAACACATTAACCTGTACCGCAGTGGACGCAGGTAGATTAAGGGATGTAGGGGCCGAAAACCCCATGACAGCCGTTCTCTCCAAAGCCGGGAAAGAAGGGAGACGCTGGGGCGTGTACTCGTGGGGCAATGCAATTTGGCGAGCTAACCCCACCAAACTCTTGACTGGATGGCTGGCCTGCAAAGGCAAAGTCGCTTGCATACTTTCTGTCGTATTGTTTTCCCCACCGCCCACCTCACGAAAACAATCCAACTAGGTGCCACACTAATGCGCGGGACTCCGACCTATTTCACGAGTTAAAGTGAGAAACTCACCCCAACTGCGCTGGTGTCGCGCCATACCCCCCTAACAGGGGGACCAAACGGTGATGGAAAATGGTTGAAATTAATCTATGGTGGCGCGCAGCCTAAGCCACACCCACTCACAGAATCACCGCATGTTGGTCCCACCTGGGTCGGGGGACCTCTCTCTCTTGGCGAGGGAAAGCTCGCAAAAGCCTCGCCGCACGCCGCAGGGCGTTCCTGATATCGATCACCCCTTCCCACTCCCGCAAAAGGTAGTGGAGGGCGGGTGAAAAGAAACACCCACTCAGTTGCCAACTCACATGAAGAGCCAACGTGTTCGCCGCTGAGTTGGCCAAAGCTTCCTCCATCAGTTCGTCACGTGGTTCATTGCAAGACAGCCGCTTCAGCGTGCGGGATATGTCGTACAGCGGATGCCACACAACACCCCTCACCACGAGAAACTTCCGGCTCACCATCGGTGGCATCAAAACCAACTTATCAAGGAGAGTGCTGTCTGCATTAAAGCACACACACCCCTCGACTTTCACCTCCCATGGCAACTCTTCCCTCCAAACTGCCAGGTAAGCTTCCCCATTATGGGCCAGGTCAAAAGCCTTATGTGCCCTCTCAGACAGCGCCAAGTGGCGAGAATCATCACCGCACATGGAGAGCGCAAACTCTGCTTTTACCACATCTGCCAACTCAATGGGGTCCTCTATGCCCAACCGTTTGGCCAGAGCGTACATTGTGCAACACAAGTGCACGAAACAATTCAGCCGCAAGGTGTTCATGAACCCCGAAGGGTTCCCCCTCTTGCGCCTGTAGGTTGTGCCGTCGCTCATCCGCAATGGCCCGGCTACAGTCACCGCTGCCAGCCAGACGAGCAACCCACGTGGTATGCCGGGCACAAGGTGAGACAGGTAAGCCACAAAGAAAGGGACAATCATGTCTGACGTCATGTACCTATCAAAGGCCGTCAGATCCGCTGCAATCGCCCCTTTGGACTGCCTTATCTCTTCCAACACCTGATATTTCACAGGTAAGTCCTCATCTTCCCCTGCATGAACCCACGAATGATCCCTTGTGATCCACGCCTTGTCATTCTCCCCGAAGCACGCGAGCCACAACAGCTTCATCTCAAAGGACGGAGCTTGAATCGTGCGCCCGGACCCCGGTGGAGCTGCCACAGGAAGTTTCTTAGCTTTGTAGCCGTCCTTCTTCCCTATCACGTTCCACACTGTGCAATCTCTAACCAGCTCCTCACTCCCTGGTGGCAATTTGCCAAAATCACAATTCGGCCCACATGCGACAACGGCATGATAAAGCCTCATCGTGCGTTCCACCACTCGTTGTTTTCCCAACTCAAGATTTCCATTACCCAGTGCCATCAAATAGTCACTCGCAATCAAAGCTTCAGCCGTTGGGCCTGCTGACCGTGACAAATCCATCTGATTCAAGGCATTGTGCAATGTGTGCACGTTGGGCGGGACAAAGGGGGTCTCAATCCCCTCAAAGCTGGTGTCGAAAAGGATGGCTGCCTGCACAGCCCGAGCATATCGCTCCCGATCAAAGGAAAACTGCACCTCATCTCCAAACTTCGCCACTTCTTGATGCTGCATCTTCATTGATGGCTTCATGTAGTGGTGCTTAGGC